TTGCCAAACTGAAATCCAGCATTGAGCAAGTGCAGGATCAGGTAAAAAGTTTGAACCGAGCACTGCGCCAAGCCCAATTTGGAACAGATAGTTACCAATTCCGCGTAGAGCGTAATCCTGATTATGCCGAGTATTACGACATGATTATGGCACCAGAGCTCATGGAAGGCGATGTGGGCCTGCTTGCACTACCGTTCCAGAACAAATATGGGCATCTCATTGAAAAATTATTTAGTCAGATCACTATGGCGGATGATACCCAGTTAAATGCGAGAAAGCAAAGCGAATTGCAGGAAAATATTCAACGGTATACCGATTTCAGGACATACCTGAAATTCGATCTGGAAACCACAGATCAAAACGGCTCCAAGCAACTCCTCTCCCAGACCTTAAATACAAAATCTGGCGGCGAAACACAGACACCGTTCTATATTGCTGTTCTTGCCTCGTTTGCACAGCTTTACCGTGTCAATGATACATCTAGCTTTGGTAATACGGTACGTTTGGCAGTGTTCGATGAAGCCTTCAACAAGATGGACAGCGATCGGATTATTGAAAGTGTTCGCCTTTTGCGAAAAATGGGGTTGCAAGCTATCATTTGCACACCGCCGGATAAGGTCTCAGATATTATGCCAATCGCAGATCGTACATTGCTGGTTGATAAAAACAAATACAGGATGCATATTCTGCCCTTCGGTAAGGAGATGGCACAATGACAGAGCAACGTATCATCTTAAGCAGGCTGCTGGATAAGTTTGAGAATAGTAAGCATCTTTCGGATCCAGGAACATCTCATCGCCGTGTGATGCTGCGGGTGGATAAAAAGGAGTTGCCCGAATACAGATATGAAGATGCTACAACCCGCGATGCTTATAATGAAGCAGCTCGCATGCTTGAAGCAAAGAAAATGGTGCAACTCGAATGGGTCAAAGGCCGCCCCCTGCTCTCTGCGGTTGTGTTGAATCTGGAGCAAGTATCATCGTGTTACACCGCGCTTGGAAGAGTACATCCCAAAACACGAGCAAATCATATCGCCACTTTGATAGACGGTTCGCTGGAAGGTGTTTCTATTCCATGGATTGTTGCTTGGAAAGAGAATATCTGCTCGGAAGTGGTAGAGCATTTGAAAATCCCAAATTTCTGCAAATCCGACGATACCCTTTTGCATGACTTGCTTCGTTCATTTCGGGAATATGCTGCACTGCCTGATAGTATTACTATGCGAGCGTTCAGTAGTAAGTGTTTCTCTGATACGAAATACTTCGAACGAAACATTCGTGATTTGTTTTTAAGAATTGCCAGGAAGTATGACAACGCCTTAGCGCTTGCTTGCGAAGAAAACAATCTTGGCGAGAAAGAACAATTGGCATTCTTGGGTATCTATGCACGCCCGGAGCATTATGAATTGGCCGGAGATTGCCTTATACGTACGCAGCAAGGAGAGTTGGATCTCAGTGCGTCCGGACGTTATGGGTTGGCGTTGCCCAGTACTCTAATGGATTCAATTACTGAAATTGAAATGAGTTCTATCAACTGTATAACGTTTATTGAGAACAAAACCAATTATGATGAGTATATTGCGTCTGAGAAGCAATCTGGAGAGCTGGTGATTTATCACGGAGGCTTCCTTAGCCCTCAAAAGCGACATCTGTTTATGTTGATTGCCAACGGAGCAGCCGAAATCCCAAACATACGATTTTGGGCAGATATTGATAAGGGTGGATTTCAGATGTTCCAGCAGTTGCAAGAGTTAATCCCTGCATTGGTCCCAATGCGTATGTCTGGTGAGTTTGTGGATAAATTCCACGAACACGGCCTTGCGCGCTCCAAAGACTACTTGGTTGCGCTGCAAACAGATCTGAAAAACGGGAAATACTCACTGTTCAAAGATGCCATTGAAAAAATCCTAAGTTTTGGTATTACAATTGAGCAAGAAGCTTTCCTAAATTAGCAATTACATAAAAGAGAATTGAGATATATCTCAATTCAATATAGGCAGTTCACCACCTTGTCCCTACCATTGCATTTAGCAGAAGCCCCTGAAGAATACCTTTTTGAAGCGCAGGTAGATAATTCCACAATTCTTAGTCTGTAACTGCTATTCTCGCACGGTGGAATGTGGTGGAATACGCTTAGAGTATCTGGAAAATCTGTAAAAATGGCCTTTGTTTTGTTCCCGAATCTTCCAGTTTTTCCGGAAAAACCGATGTTTTTCGCAACTTTCTGGCGTGCAAAAAGACTGGGGGTCAAGAGGCCGTGAGTTCAAGTCTCGCCACTCGGACCAAATTTGCCTGAAATCGTAAGATTTCAGGCTTTTTTGTAACTTTTTTCGGGTAACTATCGGGAAAAGAAGTTTGCTATTACACGCTTATTACACACCACAGGCCGCAGGGGAATTCCTGCGGCCTGTTTCCATATCTCGGTGTCCGAATCGGACACATCACTTGTGCTGCTGCTCGTACCGCCACAGCATCACCGCGAACTGCTTGCGGGTCAGCGGTTGCTCCAGCATCAGATCGCCGGAGGTATTCCCCAGCATGATACCTGCGCCGGTGATCCAATCCACGGCCTGCTCGGCCTCCGTCTTCTCCGGAACAAACTCCGGCACAGGGACGCCCAGCCAGTCCAGAATGCCGGCGGCCTCGGCATAGGCCAGACGCTGGCGATAGACGGGATCCTTCAGCAGCTCCACGTCCTCCTGGTTAGTGTGGAAGCCATGCTCGATGAGCAGTGCCGGCGCATTGGTGTGCTTCAGCACATAGTAGCCGGGGGCGGCAGTAATGGCCGGGATGCGCATGGCAGGGGCGACGCCCTCCACCCGGGCCTGCACGGCTCTGGCGGCTGCGTACCGGTCGCCGTTGAGGCCGTAGATCATAACTCTCCAGCCCCGTGCGCTGGACCAGCCATCGTTGTTTGCTGCGTTGCTGTGGAGGCTGACGAACAGAGCTGCGCCGGATGCCTTCTCGATGGCACAGCGCTCATCCAGATCCACAGCAGCGCCATCGGGACGGGTTTCCACCACCTTCACGCGGTTGCTGGCCTCCAGAACGGCCTTGATACGCTTTGCCATGTCCAGCGCGAACTCGTGCTCATAGTAGGTCTTGTCCGGGCTGCAGTTGGCCAGATTTCCGGCATCGTGTCCGGCGTCCAGACAGACAGTGAAAATCTTCTCTTCGCTCATGTCTTCTCCTTCCTCCTCGTCCAGCCAGATGAGGATCAGCGTCTGACTGGGATCCTTTCCCTCCATCATCACGCCGGCGCTCTTCACATAGACATTGACCTTCCGGCCGCCGTCCATGATGATGGCCGTCTCGCAGTCCAGCGCCACCAGCTCGTCCCGCAGATCCTCGCGGGTCATGGCGTGGGTACTGCCGTCTGTGCAGCCATAGGTGAGCCACTCTCCGGCTCTGGTGATGCCGCAGGCCACCCGGCCGCGGCGCCCACCGGTGTCCTTGCTCTCGCCCAGCGGATAGGGTGCGCCCTGATACACAGCCAGACAGTTGGCCACGTAGCTGCGCTTCTCGCAGATGCCGTTCGGCTGCACGGCCACCATTCTCACGTCCGGGCCTTCATCCCAGCCAATACCGATGTAGCTGCAGTCCGGCTCGGAACACAGCACATGGCCGTCGGCCTTCACCGGACAGACCGGCTCCCATGTGCCGGGGTTGTAATACACCGCCGTCAGAGCGATATCCGGCTGACGCAGTGCCACGATCCGGGACAGCGGCAGCTTGTCTGTGTTCTCAAAGACCTCCATCCGCCGGATTCGGGAGATCGGCGTCCTCTCAATGTGTTTCATGGTTGCTGCCCTCTTGGGAATCGTGGTGCTCATGTACGATGGCGTCACCAGCGGCGTCTACGGCCTCCTTGGAGATATCCAGGATCTTCGGCAGCCAGCCGGGCACCTTGGCGCCCATGTTGACGGCGTGCTCCGCAAGGCTGCCCAGCTCGCCGATGATGTACCAGACGATCACCATCGGACCGATGAGCACGGTATACGCAAACGGCAGCGTCACGCCGGGAATGTGGCTCAGAAGGGAGCCAATCAGGAAGTCCGCCACCAGCGCCACGCAAACGATGATGACCATGCCGCCCTTGTGCCATGCACCTTCACGGAGCCTTGCGCTGCTCCATTTCCCGGCCTTCATGGCGGCGGCAGAGCCCACCAGCCAGTCGGAGAGCATCAGCAGCACCCAGATCACCACCAGCCAGCCGAACCAGCCCCAGAGCGCCGTGAGGACGGCCAGAGCGCCGGTGATGGTGATTTTCAGATTCAGAATCAGATTGTTGTCCATTGTTGTTCCTCCTTCGTTATTCGTCCGGGTACTGCGACCGGATATCCGCCTTGGCCGCTGCGATCAGAGCCTGCAGCTGCTCAGCCTTGGGATTACCCTCTGCGGCGTAATACTGCCACAGTTGCGCCGCCTCGGTGACGGTGATGGTGCCGCCCTCCCACGGGATGATCTGCGCCGTGTTGTAGGCAGCTTCCCGCTGTTCGGCAGGGGTGAGGGTGGGTGCATCCGGCAGCGTGCCCTCCGTCATAGCCGTTACGGTCATCATGGTATAGGTCTGCGGCTCCTTGACCATTTCCATCTCAGTGTACGGCTCCATGATGGGATTGCCGTCCTCGTCAACCTCGCCGGTGTCACGCTGCTTGGTGACCGGCTTCTGCACCTCTACCTCGCGGGTGTAAGTCAGTTCCTCCGCTTCGATAGAGCCGAGGCGGGGGAATGTAGAGGGCAGAGAAAAGTCGCGGGCCGTGCCTTCCCACTCTTTCGGAAGCGGGCCGTCTGGCGTGGGAATGTACGCCCAGCCATCGGGAGGGCGGGTGATGTGGTCGGCCTTGTGGTCGTTGTATACGCCCGGTTCAAGGGGCGTCAGGCAGATAATATGCATCGTGTTCCCTCCTTACAGGACTTGATAGTAGTAGGTGGTGCCGGAATTGAGGTAGCCGGAATTGGTTGTCAGCGTCAGCACCCCGTCAGCGAATTTCGCTTCCGTAGCTTGGAAGAAACTCATTGTTTTACCGGAAAAATCGAAGACAACAGCACCTTGGTCGTAAACAAGTGTCATAAACTTGCCATTACGCACCATCAAAAGAGTGCCAATTCCTCCAATATTGACTGTCCGTGTCACTGCCGAACTGTTGCCCGTGTAGCTACCGCTGGGCTTGTTGTGTTCACCGAAGATTGCATACTCTTTTGAGATTACACTCACGATAGAGTGAGCGAAAACCAGTGCCCGTGCAAGTGCTTCTGTTTCAGGAAAAATGCGAATACCATTGTAGTTGGCGGAATCTAAGCGGTTAATCAGCGTTGCGTAGCCCGTCGAACTATAAGCTGTACGGGCGGTTCTGCCGCTATTTGCGTCCAGATGTTCAAGATGTCCCGTCATGGTGTCGCCGGCCTTGGAAACCGCCCCCACATCTGTGGCAGTAGGTCTGTTGCCAGTGTGATAAAACACTTCCGTTTTGTTAGTTTTCTCGTTGTACATTCTAACGGCGATGTTATCCGCACTCGACTCAGGGTTGAGAACGATAAGCTGTCTTCGTGCACCATCAGCCATGTCAGAAAGCGCTTCTACATAGGCCGCAAGGTTGTTTCCGGCGAATGTCGCACCGCCAGTCGAGCCACCCAAAGTGCTTTTTAGATAGCCAGTCATCGTCCCGCCAGAGATGCTTAACTTTTCGGATGCAAGCTTTTTGCCCATCTCTGCGCTGAGTGCCATGGTAGCGCCGCCGGTGGTGAGATCGTTGACGATGGGGGTTTCTCCTGCCGGGATGTTCTGAATGGCCGTCTGAACGCCGGAAAGGGCGCTCTGTGCGGCATTCTTGGCGTTCTCGGCCACGATGGCATCTGCCTTGGCCGCAGCGCTGTACGGCGTCACGCAGTTTTCTGCAAACTCCCGGAACTGCCTGCCGGTCATGCTCTGGGCTTCGTCGGCCGCGCCCGGCTGCCAGACGGGGATCAGGGTGTCGTCTGTGACAGCCGCCAGCTCCGGCAGCTCGGCAATGTTCTTGTCAGCCATCCTGTGCCACCTCCTTCGGCTTGTTCACCTCCGCGGCGATCTGCTCCGCCGCCCGCTGGATCCGCTGCAGGTGCTGCGCGTTGATGGCGGTGAGGTGGATGCCCACGGAGACCACCTCGTCTGCCTCAGCCACGATTTGCCTGCACAGATCTGTGATCTTCTTCTGTTCGTCCATAACTTCCTCCTTTACACGATGCTGTTGAGGCTGTTTTTCAGCCCATTGATAGCCGCAGCTGTGATGGTGCCTCCCGGAGAAACCGGAGAGGGTGCCGCTGTAGGCGGTGACATGGCGTTGATCATCGCCCTCGCTGCGTTGAACTGTGATGCCAACATTTCCGTGCCCTGCTCCACATAATAGGCGCTGGGGCTGACAGCCGGAGATATCCCCACATAAGCGGCAAAAGCAAAGATGCGGTCAATGAACCGGTTCCACTCCGCAGCCGTCAGATTGATGGCTGCGCCGCGGGAAACGGTGCTTTCCCATGCCCAGTTGGACGGGCGGGAGGCGGCGGCCGTGGAGAAGCTGCGCGTCACAGCACTGCCAATGGCATCCTGGTTCGCGTCACGGACGGAGATCTTCACCAGATACGTGGTGCCCGGCTGCAAATCTTGGATCGTGTCTGGTTCGTCCTCGTCGCCCCACCATGTAAACGTATATTTCGGCCAGTCGGTGTCTGCCGTGGAGCAATAGCCGTTGTACGGCATATCGCCCGATGTCAGACCGATATACCAGCGGATATAAGTCGCACCGGACGGCAGATCGGTGGCCTGACAGGTCAGCGACCGTGTGCTGGCAGAAATCAGTGCAATGTTAGCCATTCACTCACCCCCAGACCGCCGTTGCTGTCACATCAAGGCCGGTGACGGTGGCATCGGCGAAGTCTACCTCGCCGGTGAAATAGACGCCGCCTGTCAGACCACGGATATTAACCCGAGATTCTGCCTCGATATCGATATCTCCGCCAGCACCGAGGGATAGGCCCATCTCATACACTGATGTATCCAACTGGAGTCTTCGATACCCTGTGGCTGTCGTTATCTCAACAAGCCTCCAGTCTCGATAGCCGCCTTTGTAATATTCGATGCCGGTGTTCGTGATCACGAGTTCCGCGGTTTCGTCGGAAGCCTTTAATGTGCCGCCGATGACCTCTGCGCCGACGATGCGTGGCGAAGCCACCAGAGTACCTGTAATCAGCGTCTTGGCGTAGCTCGCAGAGATGCCGCCGGCGTTGTTGATCTCGCTCTGCACACCGCTGTCCAGATCGTCCCAGCTGATGGAGCCGGTGAGGTTGATCTGCTCCACCTTCAGCGTTCCGTCGATGTTGGCGGCGTTGACATAGAGCGTATCCGTCTCGATGCTGCTGCCCTTGATGCGGGTGGTGCCGCTGGCATCGGTGACGGTGAAGCCGTCCACAGTCAGGGAGAGAGCGGCGTACTTGCCGGACAGCTCGCCCACCTCCATCCGGATGGCTGTGTCCGTCTTCTCGATGGTGGAATACACCGCCTTGAAGCCTCGCTTCATGGAGCGCTGCTCCGGCGTTTCGTAGGGGTATTCGTGGTCCAGCTCGTCCTCGGACGGTGCGGAGATATCCGCGTGCAGCAGGCCGTCGAAGGTGGCCACAGAGGCCGCCAGAACGCTGTACACGCCGCCCACGGTGACGCCGTCGCCCAGCTCGGCAGCCGGGTCCAAAACGGCGCAGGCGGCAGAGAACGGGCGGTAGGCATAGCCCTTGATGGCGGTCAGCACACGCTCGGCCATGGCCTGCGTCGCCCAGCTGCAGTATGCGGTGAGCACCATACCGGTGGCGTTGCCTGCAGAGTATTGGACGCCGTCCGCGTCCTCCAGCGTGACGCCGGTGTAGGCCGGCAGGGCGGGAGACACTTCCAGCGTTTGCGCTGCGAGGCCGACATAGGTCTTCTGGCCATCTGCTGCGCCGGTGGTTCCGGTACCGGAGCTGACCTTGAGCCGGACGCCGCCCAGGGTGATGGCGTCACCGTCCTCGGTCACCAGATAGCCGGTGGAGGAGGGGATGGAGCGCAGCGGCACCAGCCGCAGGGTGCCGGTGTCGGTGACGGTCCAGTTTCCGGCGTTAGCTGCAGCGATGTCGCTGAGGACTTCCCGCATGGTGAGATCCAGCGGCATCGGGACATCGTCCGCCGCAATGACGCTGCGGGGATCCAGCGTGAGGCCCATTCGCTGGGCGATGGCAGCTGCCACGGCCGGCGCCTTCTGCGGCCAGCTGTCGTTGATGGTGCTGCCCAGATACGGCTGCTCCGCCTTCAGCATGGCGTCGTAGCCGTGGATGGTGAAATCTCCATGATCTTCGCTGCGCGTATCCGTGAAAAACATACCCTGAGGAATCCACTCGCTGGCGTCTGTCACTTCTCCGGAAATCCAATCTTTCAGGACAAGGCGTACTTCCGGGCGAATTTTTGCTGTGCGAGGTATCCCACTTGGCTGGCGCAGGATCAAATCAATTTCTCTTGCCGTTGCGCCGCCAACACCGGGACGGCCGTCCGCATATAGGTCGGAAGACCTCTGGAAAGAGACGATCTGGTCATCTCTGTATTCGGTGTCTTCTATGAACACTCGGATTTCCTTCTCGTGGTATGCATTTCTGAGGAGTTTGCCATAGATTGCAGATGTGTCTTGCATTTCATCACCTTGCTTTCAGGCGGTGTCCGATTCGGACACCGCCTCAGTTATCGTTCTACCAGTGAAAACTTGGCATTATCCCAGTAGGTTTTCCCGCCTATTGTTGCCCACGTCGCAGCTGTAAGCTGTGAGCTGTAGAACGTTTTTGTGACGACACCCTGCGCGGGATCCAGATATGTCACAGGAACAAAAACGGGGGACAACGCGGCGCAGAGTGCCTGCAGCTGCTCTGTCGTCAACCGCTTGCATGTCACCGACATTTTTCTTTTGGATGCAACCCGGCGTCTATTCATCGTGCCATCCAGTGTTCTGGCAGAGCTGCTGCTGTCGATGTCGTTCTTCTCCCAGTTGAGCTTCCCCTGCAGGATGAACGATGTGAAGTCGGTATCACCGATTTTGAAAACAGCTGACATTGTCTACCTCCTAAATCGGGATTCCGGCAGTGCCATGGCTACGGGCGTATCCCGAGAGTTCCTTCTGCAGGACTCTTGCCAGGACTTTTTTGTCAACAGCCAGGATTTTTCCGGCTTCAACGGCGGAGAGGATCCTTTCCAGAACCTCCAGTACAGCGGAGAAGTCATTTTCCTCGCGGAAGATACTGCGCAGCAATCTCTCCGGGGTTTCAATGTTCATGCCGCTCCGCTGGTCGCCCAGGATCGCAGCGAATTCATCGTTTGGCGGGATCACCGCGCCGGTGGCCAGGCGGGGAAGAGACACAGAGCGGATGGTGGGAATATTGAATCCCCAGGAGTTTCCGCCGATCAGGGGGATCCAGTCGGGAATGTCAAAGGAGAGCTTGTTAAATCCCTTGATCAGCAGATTCAGACCGGAAATGCCGGCATTGATAAAACCCTCGAAAACGCTGATGTTGCTGTTAATGGACCACTTGAAGCCGTTGGCGATGGGTGTGCAAACATTATTTTTGAACCAGCTTCCGGCATCACTGCAGAACTGCTTGACGCCGGTCCAGGCATCGCCGAAGCCCTGCTTGATGGCGGTCCAATTTTCCTTAATGACCACCGCGGCCGTGGCTACGGTGGCAACGACACCGGCTACAACACCCGCCACCAGCGCTGGTGCGCCGAGGATGACGGCGCCAACGGCGGCAAGGGCAATGCCCAGAAGCATCAGGGCTTCGTTGGCCCAACTGAAACCATTTTTCAGCATGGCTGCGAAGTTTGTTACTGCCAGAACCGCGCCGCCGATCGTTGAGGCCGCACCGGCGATGATGGAGCCGGGACCAAAAACCAGCCTTATGGCTTCGGACAGTGTTCCAGCCCCGCTGGATGCGATCAGGAACACCTCCGCAAGCTTTCCTATGGTACCGACCGCGTTCAGAGACTGGATGCTCTTGAAAAAGGTCGTGATGGTGGTCAGACCGGCCATGCCAGCAGAAATAACTGCGATCGCGCCCAGAGAGGTTGCGATTCCGGCGAGGGCGGTTTCGGCGGGGGAGAGGGATGAGAGGAAGTCGCTCAGAGTGGTGCTCCCAGAGAGCAGATCACAGGTTTTTGTAAGGAAATCCGTGATGCTGCCCAAGGAAGAAACCACGTGGTCTCCGCTCCAGGTTGCGATAGGGACAAGGATATTTTCATAACCCCAGTGAAGCCCGGAGAACAGGTCCTGCGTCAGCGGTGCTGCAGCCTCTTTAAGGCGGCCCAGCGACTGGGAAAGACCGTCAAGATTCCAGCTCTCGCCCATGGTTTTGAGCCGAGAGAGAGCGTCCTCCATCCAGCCGATGGACTCGCCAGCCGTCTCAGCTGCATTCGTGAACGGCAGGATGGCGCCGGCTGCGCCAGTGGTGGGGGTGTCAGCTGTGGCGGCAGCTTCAGCAGAGGGGAGGCGCTGCAGCGTGTCAAAGCCCATCAGGGCCATGGCTTCCTTTGCAGTCTCGCCGGCATTCTTTGCGCTGTCAGTGAGGCCATCCATGGCGTCAGCGGCTGCGGTGGGGACAGCAACGGCGGGAACATTAGAGGACGCCTTCCCGAACACATTGGCGATGGCCTGTGCTGCTCGGTTCGCGTAAGACGCCACACCGGAAAGCAGGTCGCAGGCTTTGCTCAGCGCCGGGATGAACAGGATAGCAACGGTATTGACGGCCTGCCCGAGAGTCTCCTGTGCTTTGCCAAGGTGGAAGTTCAGCTGCTCCAGGCGGCCATCAGGGGTAGCGGCCAGAGCTGCGTTCATACCGCCGACAGATTCCGATACGACCTCAGCCAGAACAGCCGCACGCTGGGCTTCATCACCGTATTTCAGGATAGCCTCCTGCGCTGCTGTGAAGCTGTATCCGTAACGGGACAGTGCGGAAGTGGAGCCGTTCATGACCTTTCCCATCATGGTGGCAATAGACACGGCACTTCCCGCGGAGGCACCGAGCCCGTACTGCTGCGCCACCATGTCGTTCATGACAGGGATCAGGGTCTTCAGGGATTTGCTCAGCGTCAGATAGGTTGCCAGCTCCTGAGTGGCTGCGGTTTGTACAGCGCCGTCAACAACGCCCAGCCGCTCCTGCGCATCGATCAGTTCCTCGATCTCCTGGACCTCCGCTGCGCGGGCGCCCATGGTGTTCTTCATGGCCTGCGCCAGCTTTGTGCTGGCCTCTGTCTGCTCATCGTAGGCGGCTTTTGCCTGCTTACCAAACGAGGCGACGGCGGTCAGTGACAGGGATACACCGACGACCTTGAATACCTTGTTCAAACTGCCCACCGACGCCGACATGCGGCTACAGGATGCAGACACGCTGGTCTGCATCCCGCTCATGGAGGCCTTGGCCTTGTTGGCCTGCTTAGTGATCGCCGAGAAATCAGCACCGGCTCTCACCATCAAGTTTTTTACGACAGGCATTCCTCAACCTCCTTCCCTCCATACAGGGCATTCAAGCCCTGGACAATGGAGTAGATCTGTTCGTCTGTCATTTGTGCTTTTGGGGAACTGGATGCGCCAGACGGGAAAGCCTGGTCAAACCGGGGGGGATGCTTGCTCCACACCATGCTGCGGATCAGCGAGGCATGGGAATAGATCAGGGAGAGCTGCAGCCGGTGTTCCTGCTCACGCTGCGCGGCATAAGCATTGGCGTAGGTGTTCAGCTCCGCTGGCGTCATGTGCTCCCACTCGCGGATACCAATTCCCAGTGAGGCGGCGAGGGTCAGGCTTTGTCGCCAATCCCAGCCGCCGGAAGAGGGTCACTGGGAGCCTCCCCCGGAGAGTCATCTGCGAAGGCTGCTTCAACGGCCTTGGATGCAGCCGCGATGACCTCACGGATGGGGATTGCGTCCAGCATATCATCCACCTGATCCGGAGTCAGACTGGGGTCTTCCTCAGAGAGGGCAATGTACACCAACGTGGACAGCTTATCGTACCGCTGCACAGTGGCTTCCAGCTCAGAGAGGGGAGTGCCGGTCGTGGCAGAAAAGCGCTTCAGAGCTTTATGGCCAAGCCGCAGAGTGCGGGGACGATCCAGCTGAAGGATAACGGTGTCGTTATGCTCTGTCGGCATAGAAAGAGTTTTGTTTTCCATGGCCCGTTACCTCCGAATTAAGTTGTCTTGGACGCGGCCAGCGTGGGCTTGCCGGACACGATCAGGCCGATGTCAAAAGCGACTGCGCTTTCCAAATCGGCGCTGGTAGAAAACTTGGAGATGCCGCCCTTGAAGCTCCAAGTCTTGCCGATCTTGGCGGGGAATACGATAGAGCAGTCTGCCAACTCGCCGCTGTTCAGCAGGGAATAGCATTCGTCCTGACCTTCATCCTCGCCGTCCAGGAAACCGGAGGCGGAGATTTCGCCGGCGTCCTTCAGGCCCAGAAGCTTTTCGCGGAAGCCGTCTTCATTGGCCAGATCCGTGACATCAGTCGCTTCTGCGGTCACCTCAATGCCGCCGATGCTGGTCAGTCCACCCACGGTTTTGCCGTTGATGATGAGCTTGGTTCCGATGGATTTGGATTTACTCATTGCTGGTTACCTCCTTTTGAAAGTGAAGCTCCAAGTGGAGCGTTTTTCGATATAGATTGACTTCTTTTTCTTTCAGCTCCGGGGATGCCTGCCGCACAGATACGCGCTCAATGAGGAGATCCCCAAAGACGCATCCTTGCATGGATCGCAGGGCACTGCGGACCTGAGAGACCAAGACGATCAGTGCAGCATAGGTCTGCGCGACGCAGTGAATCTCATATACAGCGCTCATGAGGCCGGTAGGCCCGTCCAGTGTGTCGTCCTCATCGTCTGACTGCTGCAGGTAGAAGACAAAGGGCGCCGTAGCGTCCTTCAGTGCCTCAACGGGGAATACCTTTCCCCTGATGCTCTCTACAGGCGCAAGAGAAGAGATAAAGGCTTGTTCTGGGGTCATTTAGTCCACTCCTTTACCATTTCGGCGGTGAAGGTTTCCATCATGGCTTGCATGGCGGTGGCTTCGCTGGCCTCGGCGGCTTCACGCATGAAATGATAGCCCGGTACATAATCCAGACCACCGCCCTTGCTGCGGGTTAGGAAGCCATATTCCATGGAAGCAGGATAGTACGCCCATGGTTTTTTACCGCCGAATTCGCCCCGGGTTTTGATAGGTTTCTGGAAGATGTCGTTCATACCGGAGTCGAATGTCAGCTGATACACCTTTTTGCCTTTGAGTTTGGTTCTTTCGCCGACACGGACGATACCGCGTTTCAGAGAACCGGTGTCCACAGGGACGAGTCCGCGGATCGCTCGCCGCACCACCGTGGCTCCCTTGCCGGCGGCCTTGGTTGCGACCTTCTTGGGGACGCCTCCGCAGGCGGCCAGCGTGGCGTTGAATTTCCGCATGGCCTTGGTGTCTATGGTCATTTTGATGTCGCCCATCAGCGGATCAGCTCCTTGCACATGAGCAGAAGGCTCTCACGTCGTTCCTCCCAGTTGATGACCGAAATGATCTTGAACTCACGGCTGCCGAACAGGATCCGCATGGAGGGCGTCAAGCCTGGGCGGTACCGGCAGCGGATCTTGTGCGTCACCTCACTCTGGCTTTGCGATGCTGCGTAGAACTCGCGGCCACTGACGGGGTCGATGGCGGCCCATGTCGTGGCCACATCCACCCAGTTTTCGGTATCCGTCAGAATGGGATCGCCGAAGGCGTCAAGCTCACCGTTGAACTTTTGGACCGTGATGCGGTGTCTCAGTTTGCCTGCATTGATCATCCGCGCACCTCCCGTCAACCGCCGGAGCCGGTGTCCGAATCGGACACCGGTTCCGTGTGCTTCAGTTGGTTCTTGATGCGCTGGAAGGTGACGTTGTCCGTCATGGAGGTGCCGGCGATCTGCGTCCCCCGGTTGTCCCACATGTCCAGTACAAGCGGCTTGATGCAGAGCATGTACTTGGCGTGGCGGGGTGTGCCCTCCGCCGGGGGGCGGACACCTGCGCCGTTCATGTAGTCCACGGCAGCGTAGTAGCACTCTTCCAGAAAATCCGCGTCTGCCGGTTCGATAGGCTCGTCGATCTTGCAGTAGGCCATCAGGCCTGCCTGCAGCTTAGCATCCAGCGCCATCCGTCAACCCTCCGATCAGCCGGGGAAGGTGCCCTTGAAGGCCGCGTCACCGAAGACCTCCTGTGCGTCCATGCGGCAGATGACGCGAACCTCGGTGGAATCGGTGGCCCAGGCGTCGCCGCCCACATTGGTGGTGGCCATTTCGACACCCTTACGGATGAACAAGGTACCCAGAGCCTTGAAGTTGCCCACGTAGATGGCCTTCTCCGTCAGCTCGGTATCGTCGCCGTACTTGACGGGGCGGCCGCGGTAGCGCATGGCCTGTGCGACAGTGGGATCGGGCACCAGCAGGGGACGTTTCTGGCCGTCCTCCCAGCCGTCCATTTCCGCATAGCCGCTCTGATTGGTCAGCAGGACGGCGCCGCGGCTGTTGGCGGTGTTCAGCTGGGAGATCAGAGCCTTACGCAGAATCTTGTCCTCGCTGCCGGCGGTGAGGTCCACGGACTTCTTCAGACCGGTGAGCAGAGGCAGCAGCAGAGCGTTCTTGGTGAGGACATACTTGGGGGCGAACCAGTCAGCCACATAGTGCAGCAGGCCGGAAACGTTGTCCTCCAGCAGCTCGTTGGAGATCACCAGACGGTCGGCGAACTTCTTGACGGAGAAGGACACCTTGGCGAACTTGGGCTGGTCGTTCTTGCCGATGCTGCCCAGCTCATCCACATTGGGGAGGGCGGTGGGAAGTCCGTTCTCCACGGCGCGCCAGCCAGTGGCGGAGGTGACGTGCTCCACGTTGAACAGGGTGGACAGATCCAGATAGTCCTTGGATGCCTCGATGATGGCGCCGTCAAACTCAGTGGGCACCAGGAAGCCGCCGTCCTTGCCTGCGGGATCGCCGCCGGAGACAGACAGGGCCTTGTACAGAGGGGCAAAGCCTTCGGCTCCGTGGGAGTTCTTGACGGAAGCGCCGGTGGCCATAGCCTTCAGGAAGGCACGGGCATACTCGTTGCTGCCACGGATATCATCCAGCGTGCGGGCGGTGGCCTCGTCGTTCTTCTTCTGCTGCAGCTGGTCGTGGAGGCCCTTCAGGTGACCATCCAGGCTGGAGAAGCTGCCTTCCTCTGCCAGCTGCTTCTCGACGGCAGAGATCTCAGAATTGATCTTGGCCACCTCGTTCTCCATCAGCTGCTTGTGGGCTTCGAAGTTCTTCTCAGCGATGAGCTTCTTTCCCTGCGCCAGCAGATCGTTCCGCTTGTTCTTCAGTTCCAGCAAAGTTTCGTACATGTTCAAATACCTCCAAATCGTTTTTCTTCCAGGGCCTGAAGGGCTTCTGCCTCCAGCTGCTCCTGATTATTTTGATGCCCAGACTCCTCCGGGCCGGATCTCTGTTCCAGCGCCTTTTCCTTTTCCTCGTAGCGCTTCACGACGCCTGCGGCCGGCTGGGCCGGCACTGCCACAAAGGAGGCTTCATAGGCGTCCGTCGCGTCGTCCAGATCCACATGGCAGATCTGTCCGTCGTATTCCTTTCCCCGCACATGGGGGCAGGAGAAGAAGTCCTCGCCGCAGATGGAGCAGACGTGCCGGGCTACAGCCACACCCACGCTGGCCTCCCGGAGGATGCCGGACTCGATGTCGGTAATGGTGTTGGCGGTGCGGCTGGTGTGGGGCATGTATGCCCGCAGGATCAGTCGCTTCACGCCACCGGAAACCTCGGTGCCGGCGGCATAGATGCGGGCCGTCTGACTGTTGGCACTCCAGTTGTGGTCCCGCAGCATGGTTTTACCCACGAACAGCTCCGCCAGTTGGTCCAGTGCCCGCTCGGTGAATCGTTCATGGTCGCGGTCCACCTGGTTGTCACAGGCACACAGCCGGAAGACAAACAAGTTGTCCGCGGTTTTGGGTGTCATTGTCTGGGCATTGATAAGGGCAAGCTCGGTGTCGTCCACGGCCTGCTTTTCGACACGGGCTGCCTTGGTAATCCGTTCCATTATGTGTTCTCCTCCTCTGTTCCGCCGCCCAGCGCCCGGATGACGCTGAGGCGTGCAAAGTCTTCCAGGGGACCGAAGTTCCAGCTGGAGAGCCGCACATCGCCGCCGGGCACATCGGGCAAGTCTTCCAGAGCCCGGATGTCGTTGACCGAGTAGGGGCCAATTTCTCGCATTGTGCGGTAGAAGTTGGCCTGAGCGGCTGTGTCACCCCGCAGGAATACCTTGGGATTGCGCCGGATGCGTTCGCCGGCGTCACGCTGGCTGGGCAGCAGCAGGCGATAGCTGTCCTCCTGGTTCCACTGTGTCTCATAGCCCAGCAGTGTATAGGTCACGAATTCGATGCCGTTCTGCTCGTTGCTGGAGTAGCTTTGCTTTCCGGCGTATGCCAGATGCAGAGGCATTCCGAAGAAACGGCAAATGTCAGCAACTCGAACCTCGTTGCTCTCCACAAACTGGGCGTCGGCGTTGGTCATGGAGATGGGCTGATATTTCAGGCCCAAATCCAACACAGCCACCCGGAAAGCGTTTCCCGGGCCACGGTGGATGGCCTCCCAGCTTTTGCGCAGCTGCTCCTTGGGATCGATCTTCTTCTTGGTGCCATCGGGCAATGTGACTTCGACTTCGTTACCCAGGTCTTCATCCGTGGTCAGAATGCCGGAGGGCTGTCCGTTGTTGTTCCAGGTACTGTTTTCGTACATCTGAGCAGCTCGTGCAGTATCCAGTGTCAGGGAGGCTCTGCGAAGGACGCTGATGCCATCCATGCCGTCTTCGCTGTAGGCTTTGTAATGGGTCACATCCTCCGGGCGCAGCCAGTAGAGGTCTCCGGACACCGGGTGGGAAAAGAGGTACCAGCGCCGGCCTTCCACCACCGTCTGGGACACGTAATCCGGTGCCAGAGGGATCCGCTCCAGGATGTGGCCCGTGCGCGGATCGCGATAGCTCCAGGCGTAGGCGTTGCCCCGCAGCAGCTCATTGCACATCAGCAGTCGGTTAAAGTCGAAGGCGGCCATGGCCTCGTTGGGGCGCAGCTGCAGCACTCGGTTCAGACGATGGCCCTCCAGATGCTTCTTGGTATTCCTGTCCATCACGAACACCGGCAGCACGCCCATGGCGCTGCTGAGAACCTCCACGCACCGATTCACGGTGGAGATCTTCATGGCGCGGTCCCGGCTCATGCCGGGGCCTGCGTCGCCGGTGAGCCAGCCGGCCGGGTTATCCAGTGCCATGGCCTGCATCATGGGTGCAGACTTCCGCACGGGACTGTCCAGACTGCGTCCGACCCGCGCAAGGCCTTTTCGAAAGCTCATGTATTACCCGCCTCCGTTCCCAGCAGAGACAGGATGCCGCCCACCAAGGCCAGCACGCCGCCGGTGATAAGACCGGCGGGGAAGTAGATCATACCGGCGCCAACGGCCACAGCTGCGGCACCGCAGGTCAGTACGATCTCTGCCAGATGGGCAGCCAGTGTTTCCGCCATCTTTTTCATGTTGTTCCTCCTGTTACAGGTGATACTCACGCTGCCGCATGGCGTCGGCCAGCGTGGCCTTCTGAGCCCGGGCGATCATCCACACCGCCACCACGATGATGGAAGCCACAGTGGGGTCGATGCGTCCGATGGAGCGATTCTTCAGCGGCTTGATGTTGCCGTTGCCGTCGGAGTAGATCCTGACGTTGCCGAAGGTCCAGCGGAAGCAGGTGTTGTGGATGTGGAGCAGCTGCCGCTCCTCCATCATGGTGTCGATCTCCTTCATGGCGGGGGACATGTTCTTCAGGTCCTGGGGGATCTCGATGACCTCCACATGAGCGGACAGCCGCTGGGTGATGGTGCGGGAGAGATAGGGGTCGAAGCCTACCAGCCGCAGATCGTAAAGCTCCTTGGCCTCCCGGATGGTGTTTTCCACATCGCCGTAATCGATGGTGTTGCCCTCGCACAGCCGCAGGAAGCCGGCGCGTTCCCAGTCCCGGTATGGGACGTGATCCCGGCGCTCCGCCTCCAGCACGGTGCCTCTGGGGCGCCAGATGTAGGGGAGGATCACCGCGGATTCCAGTCCCGGCTGGGGAGGGAAGAGGAGCACGAAGGCGGTCATATCGCGGCTGGTGGAGAGGTCCACGCCGCCGTAACAGAGCTTGCCACGGAGCTGCTCCAGCCACTTCTCCCGGTCGGCCTTCCTGCTGGGGCCCCACTGGCACTTGTCGTAGAGTGTCAGGGGCAGCCAACCCACAGCCTTGACGCTGATCCACTGATTCAGGCGCAGCCAGCGGAACAGCTTCTCGCCGGCCTCGCTGCTGCGGGCCTCCCGGGCCTCCAGACGCAGGGTGCGGATGGAAAGATGCCGTCCCAGAGAGGGGTTGCACAGATACCACAGGTTTTCGTCCCAGATGTCGATATCCTTCAGGTCTTCCGGATCGTCGCCGAACATGGCGGTGATACCGTAGAGGATGGGCAGCCAGTTGGGGAGATCCCGCTCCAGCAGCTCCTGCTGTGCCTGCTCCATGTCGCCGTCATCCACTTTTCGGAGGGAGAGCACCTGATGGGGATCGCCGCCCTCGGCCTGAATGCGGCGCAGCTGCCGGGCGTCCCGGACGCCGACGGCCTTCTCGTGGATCTCCCAGCCGATGGAGCCGCGGTCGGGGTCGTCGCCTGCGGTGGTCAGCACGATCCAGACGGGCTGCTTCCGGCCGGAGCCGGCGCCGAAGGTCATGATGTCCCACAGGTCGCGGTTGGGCTGGGCGTGGAGCTCGTCGAAGATCACGCAGCTGGGCTTGTAGCCGTGCTTGCTGTAGGCCTCGCTGGAGAGCACCACCATGCGGCCCAGGGTGATCCAGCGGAAGCCGCCGTTGCCGGTGGATACCCGCTGGCGGTACTCCACGCGCTTCTGGCTCTCGATGATCTTCAGCTCGCCTCGGGCCACCATCTTGGCGGTCCACGGTGCGGTGGTCAGCATAAAGACAGCTGCGGAGAAGATGATGCCGGCGTTCTCCTTGTCGGCTGCGCAGACGTAGACCTCGGCGTTCAGCTCGCCGTCGGCAAACAGGTGGTAGATGCCCAGGGCGGCGGCAAGCTCGCTCTTGCCGTTCTTCTTGGGAATCTCCAGATAGAGATACCAGTACTTCCGCAGCCGCTCGCCGGTGTCCTCGTCTTCATCCATGGTGCCGTAGAATTCCCGGATGGCATCAGACTGCCAGGGGTACAGGGAGAAGTTTCTGCCGGTGTCGGTGGTGGGCAGCCGCTCCACGAAGTCACAGACGAACTGCCCGGCAGCCAGATCCGTCACCACATTTCCCATGGACTCACTCTGCCTTCCTCAGGGCGGC